CTTAGCAGCATTGTCCTCGAATGTCATCTCTTCATTGATGACTATTGCACTCGGCTGAGCTTTCTCAATTCTCAAAAAGCTCCTCATTCCATTCCTAATCATATTCACCAACCCCATCGTCTTCTATTTCTCCTCTCTGTTGTCCAATCATGTACTTGTATGGTAACCACGCATATTGATTCGCATTGATTGTGTGGTCGTTCTTGTCTTCGGGTGCTTCTTTCGTTTCTTGCCACGAATAAGCATTCATCTCTTTGATGTGTTCCACGCAATCTTCAACGACTAAATAGAATCCTCGAGCAATCCAACCAATTTGAAGGTTGATTCGGTCGATGATTTTCACTTTTTTGTATGCGTTGTTGAAGTTGTAGACGGACCCGAAATTCCGTTTGTATTTTATCATCTCGGTGATTGTCGCTTGGTCTGCCGAATCGATAAACGAATCACGACTGAATCCAAACTCCTCAGCGTTACGGTCTAAGAACGCAATGAACATCTCGACCGTATCAGAAGGAGCGATTGGCGTGTCTAAGTCCGCATTGTTGTAGACTTGTTCGGCTAGTGTCACCAAATGCCCGTCATCCGTGATGCCTTGGAATATCATCGCAATCGTGTCTTCACTCTTTCTTGAGTAAGCTGTATCGAGCCCAGCTGAGAACATCACATAATTGAATTTCTTTGCTTGAGCTTTCGTGATTACGTTTTTCTTACTGTCGAAGTTAGGGAAGACCAATCCTGTTGCTCGACCTCGAAGCCCTTGAATCTTGTTCTTGTACATCTTAGTGCCCACAGGAGCAGCATCAATCTTCTTTTGGATATCCTCTTTTGTCAAAGAGAGATTGTCGTTGAATGAGAAAAACCAATATCTCCATTTCGGGTTGTGTCGTTCTTTCAAGTCAGCCATAATCTCACGAGGAACATCCTTCTCGTACTTCTTGTACGGTCTTGAACGATTGATGAATTCCTTGTACACAGGAAGGTCAGGATTGTCGGGGTTGAGTGTAGCCATCATATAGTCGTTACGAGTAGAGACCTCACGAACAAATTCAATGTCCGATGTGTTTATCTCATCGATGTACACACATCCATATTGCCCACCAAGTGCCATCTTCCACTTGTCTGCGTTGTCGTATCCAAGCACGTAGATGATTTTATCTTCGAATTTGATATGGGGGATTTTGTAGTCCTTATCCCCATTACCAAAATAAAAAGCATCTCGATGGATGTCGAGGATGCCATTGTCTTGATTGATTAAGTTTTTCTCAGCAACACCGACCGTCTTCGCTGCAATGATGTGGAACTTCTTCTTGCTTCTTGAGACCATACGCATGAACTTGACACCAAGCCCCACCGTGGTCTTCCCGGCGGCTGTCGTGCCCTCAAGGAAGTCCGCATCCACATTGTCTACTGTGTTGCAAAAATCAATGTATTTTTGAGATAGTGGGAAGCTATTCATCGAGCCCACTTCCTCCTAATTGGTTCACGATGTCATCGAACTTCGGTTTCGATTCAATCTGAGCGTTGATGTCCACACGATCCGTGAACGTTCCATATCGCTTGCCTAGAAGCTCCGCCGCTCGTGTTCTCGATTGTACGTTCGGGACTGCTTGGATAACTTTTTGAGTTCCTTCACCATCCAAGACCAAAAGAGGCTCGGTCTTCTCACCACGCATCACGCTTGTCAAATATTGAAGGACTTCTTCTTGTGTTGCAATCTTCTCAGATTCGAGTTTTGCAAGGCGTTCATCTATATAGTTTTTTATTCCTACATTCTCCAACAATTTATGACTTTGAGCTTTTGCATATTTTTCAGAATAACCAGCTTCCACCGCTGATTTATAAAGATTCCCTGTGATGATGTACTCATCCGCAAATCGTTGTTGTTTCAATGTCATTTTCGTCACTTTCCATCACCTCATTTCTATATTTAAACGATAACAAAAAACCTCGGGAGTGGAGACCCGAGGTAAAAATAATTTTAGGAGTTTTCACATTATGACAAGATGATACCGTTTCTTACACCTTTTCACAATATCAATATATCACTTTTAAAGTGGGACAACAACGCTTTTTCGTCCCTTTCTAAACTTCTCCTAATTTTTCAAGCAATATGTGACAGGCTCTATCACATGCACGCATGATTACGTTCTTATTCGTGAAGTGTTTCTTCGCAAGTGAGCGATAATCATACACATCATCGAAATAGTATTCTGTGACAAATTCTCTTTGTTTTTCGTCAAGCTCTTCGAGAGTCTCTTCCACACATCGTTTCCAAAAGAGACGGTTCTGAATATATTTGTCACTCTCAAATCGAATGAGCTCGTTTTCCGCTGCTTTCGAATTCGTTCCCTTAGCACGGATCCACGCATTCACATCTTCTTCCTTATGGCATAACATATCAAATTTTCTCGATGTGATTTCACGGTCATAATGTGGATACTCTCTGAATCGAATCTCAGCGATTTTCTTATCTTTCATTCAATCCCTCCATTTCAAGAATTTGATTGAAGATGCTCTTCACTAGACTAATCGGAATATTTGAGCGATTGTTGTATCCATTTACGTTTTTAAACACCACCGCACTCGGTTTGTTTCCTGTTTTCAAATCCAACCTAACATTCGACTTGAATTTTGTAGGTTTTTGAAGATGATAATCATCATATTGATTATAGTGAACTAGATTATCATACGAGATTTTAAATCCGAGAATTCTGTCGATATATTCCCAGATTTTTGAGCGTTCGGGATTCTCAATGACATAATATTTCGGATTGTATCGTTTAATGATTTGAATCAAATTGAAAGCACATAGTTCACCATTGATTCGCTTCACAATTTGTCTTTCGGGAATATAAGTATATTTTTCATACTCGTGATAGTCTCGAATAGTAAATGGACTGAGTGGTGTTTGTGGTTCGAATAAGGATTCATCGTCTCTCTCTTGTTTCCAACAAGCGTTCCCCATTATCATGTGAGATGCAATCGACCAAGACTCACAAGGAGGACTTGCAATGATGAGATCCGGTTGAGGGAGCTTGTCAAGAGTCTCATAGAGCTTATTATCTCCGAAGAGATACGAATAATCAGCGAGATTCAAGTGAATGAAATGATTTTTCTTGTTTTCGATATCCAATCCCACAGAATAGATTGTCATCTTTTGCCCCCCCTCATTCAGCTCTCGAACTCCTTGAGCATAGCAGCCATTGCCGCTGTCAAACAATGCCCAAACAATCATCGCATCAACTCCTCGAATTTAGAATAAACTATTGACATCAAAGTCCTCCTTATCAGTAGATATCCCAATCACACTATTAAGGCTAAAACACGCCCTTTTCTTTTTGCCATCAGATGCACTTATATACTTGAATTCAACCATGCTCGTTATATAAGAATCTTGTTTGATATTAGTCACATTTTCAAATCTTAGCGTTTTTCCATTTTCTAAAAATAAAGTTAATTCCATTGTTTTATCTCCTTCAACTCAAAAATCTGTTGTAAAACATAATCCCGTTCTTTTCTATTCAATCCACCTAGCACATCGTTTGTAATTGGTGTGCTGTAATCAATGTCCCAATTACCATTTTCATCAAACCTTAAAACTGCAATTTCAATTCCAAAGTAAATGTAATTTAATTTAATTACACTTGCACCGTACCCATTAGGAAACTTGTAAATGGTTTGTGGATAACCTAAATATTTTTGTTCTTTGATATATTTTTTTGAATTGTTCGCTGTAAGTTAAATCCATCACTGCGCCTCACAATCCACAAACAGTTCTTTGATTTCGTCACCGAATAGGTCGATAGCACGTTCGGCATCTTCTCTGTTTTTGAAGTATCCAAAAGTCGGGAATCCATTAATACTATTAGGAACCCATAATGCTTTTAACTTTTTATCCTTATGATTAATCTCCCATTTTTCATCTTGAACACTCAAACCCCTGTTACATTCATCTATAAACGCTCTGAATCGTGTTAGTAAGTTTCTGCGTTTAGCTTCGAGTTCGGCTTCTTCTTTAGTTGGAAATGTGTTGCCAGATCGCCATCTTGATATATCTATTGGAAAATTATCCCAACTTTCAATACGGACACAACCATCTCCATAAACATAATAATATTCATCCCCAATCTTATACGGGCATTTCATTTCCCATGTATCTTCCTCTTTCTTAGAAGTTTGAATATCATCCAATACTTTTGATAATTCATCAGCTAAAATAGCAAACCACCCACTGTATGCATTTGCTTCCTTTACTAACTCTTCCAACGAATTAACGTCTTGTTTTTTATCTTCCATTTTTGTTCTCCTCAATCGTGATAGCATCTAACTCTTCCTGGGATACATACCCGACCACTCCAGCACAGAATAAGCAGATAAAATACCAAATCGCAGGGACAGTGGACCAACCGAAAATCTCAGCCACGAATCCCACGAATGCAAGAGCCAACCAAAAACATAACCACATCAATTTTATTTTTACTTTTACTTTCATTATATTCTCCTTCTTAAGTCGCACTCATTAGTCCACATTGTTCAAGCGGTTTATCTAATCTTCGAGCGCTATTCCTGAGCTTATTACCTTCTTTTAAAGGGATATCCTTTACGGTCTTGAGAGCTGTTTTAAACCCAAGCAAGAAAGCAAATCGTTCATCGTAGCTCATCTCTTCGAGTTGCCCATAATTGATATCTTCCTGGAACTGTTTCAACGCTCTGTCATACATCGACATATCCTTATACTTGCAATGAGCCACAATCAAGTAGTGGACATCTTCTTTCAATTTGTCGAATTTGTTTTGTTTTTCCATCTTTAGTCCTCCTTCTTCAATTTGGTAATATTCGCCACAATCTTGTCTCTAGTTTGAGAAGAGAGTGAATACGGATCTCGAATGAATTTCGTCAACGATGTCACACTAACGTTCATATCATGAGCAGCTTGGAGCATATTATCGCTTGAATTCCCCATCACGCTGTATAGATAAGTGATGACATCTCCATAATCTTCAAGATAATGTTTGGACATCTTTTTCCGTTTAAGTCTCTCTTGTGATAAGTCCTTGATGATAGAGCCATCAATTTGGTGTGTTTGGATGAAATCCATCGCTTCTTTGATGGTTAAGAAGTGCATCGCCTTCTCAACGTATTTCGTGAATCGATGTGTGTAGAGTGGATGAGCCTTTGCAAGATATCCTCTCATGCTTGAATAGTCTTCAATGCGTTCGAATAAGAAGTTGGGCTTTTGATTACTAACAATCACATAGATTTTAATGTTTTCCATAAGCATCCATTCTCCTTTTGATTTCATTGATTGCATCTAATGTGATGCGATTTTTCCCGTTCACAAAACTCCACACAAGGTGATAATTGATGATAGTGGAATCTTTGACGAATTCACCGATTGACATCCCTGTATCTTTGAAGAAATTAGTGAGTTCTTCTTTAAGAGCTAAATCTTGATATCTTGGTTGGCTCTTGTTGTATTGTCGTTGATAGTATCCCTCTTGCATTTCTTTCTTCGGTGAATTTAGTCCGATGATTTTCTTATCTTTTAATCTTCGAACCATTCGAACACCATCAATCTCCACAATCTCGATGTTCTCGTATACGTAAGTCGAACGGGTCCCGTTCAATCCTTCGATTTGATTTGCCATAGTTTTTCTCCTTTATTTTTGATGTTGATTTTTGAAGGCTTCATCGATGTGCTCGAACACCATGAGCATTTGTCTTCTCACGAATGGATGATTCTCGTATTCATCGCATAGCTTTCCACTCGATTCGAAAACCCAATTGAAATATTCGACCGAACCGAAGCCCAACTTTTGAGCAACGCTCTCTTGTTCCACAATCCAATCGGCGACCTTGTTCATGAATTCGTGATAATCTAATTTCATTCGAGCTCCTCCAATCTGAGATAGATTCCCGGTGGATCCGCATAGAACTTCTCTGAGATTTTAGAAGCGACCTTGTTGTCGTCTTCCCAGAATCCCAAATCAGTCAGACAATCAAGCAGCAACTTCTCCATGTTGTCTAAATCTGGTTTCGTGCCTTTATATTGTCCGTTGTATGTTCCATCTTTTAGAGGGAAGCACCATTTGATTGTGAGCCTCACACAGCCCCTTAGAGGCGTTTTAGGAGCAAAGTGAGAGAAGTGTGCCATGTACTTCGCTCGAGCCTGTATGAGCTTAGGAGGTTCATAGAAATGAGGTTTTCCATTCCTACAAGTCACTTGTTTTTGCTGATGAGTCGTTGTTGGGAGTTCCATGGGAATGAAGAATTCAATCATGATTCCCAACACCTCTCCATGCTTCCCATTGAGGGTCATAGATGATATATCCTGTTGATTTCAATTGTTTGAAAATCCATTCCATGAGTTCAGGTTGTTTCGAAATCCATTCAAGCACTTGTGACTGAGTTGGGTCGTATGGTTCATCTGGAAACAAATGATAGAGCATTGGCATCTCTTTCCCGACTTCCAACAATTTTGATTTTTTACGTGCCATATTTTTCTCCTTTTAAGTTTGTGAAATTCCACACAGACTTTTCTTTTTTTATTTTCGCTTTTGTCCATGGTAGAAAGGACAGACATGGTGGGCGGAGTCTAAAGCCCACCTGTTCTGTTCCTATCATGGACGATGGACGATTCTTCGGACACTTCCCTATTACACACTCTTAGTGTTATGGTTTGTCTGTCCGTGGACAAACTCGGAGTCAGACACCGAGTTTGTCCTGTCCAAGTACACCTTTTAGGTTAATTATTTTTATCTCGTGGACACGGACAAACTCGGTCTTTTGTCCTGTCTGTCCCGGTGTCCAAGACCGAGTTTGTCCTGTCCAAAAATAAGATATTTTCCGAATTTACTTTTTCAAGGTTACATTCTCACCATCGAATTCATACCCATCTAATTCCTTGATTCGTCTCTTGAGAGTCTTCTCAGATATGCCCATATATTCACAAAGGTCATTCGATGTGACAGGATTCATTCCATCATTCAGAGCTGAGTACGCTGTGTCGAATGCGATTTTTCGTTCCTCTTTTCGTTGTTCTGGAGTCATCTTTTCATTGAAATTCTTCTTCCAAGTCTTTTTCCAATTTGGTGTATTATCATCCAACTCGATATCATCGAGGATGCCTGTATCGTCCACAATGTGGAGTGGATAACTAAACCACACATTTCTTGGTTTGAACTTAGCGAACTCTCGAAGAGTTCCATCCACACGCCACGCTGACATCGTTTGAATCTTGCTTGTTTCTCGATTGATGAGCTCGTTCGTTTGCCATCTATCTTGGATGTTCACGACAGCTTTCTCAAAGTGATTACGCATTTGATATGGACTTCTCAAGTCATCTAATCCCACATATTGTTCCATATATGGACGATTCATCCGATTGATGGCATCTTTGTAGATGTCGCAAGCCAATTGGTCGCATCGTTGTTGAATAATTTCATCGGTTAAATCTAATTCCACTAAATCGACAAGGGCATCTGGGTCCCGAGCGAATACTCCCGAACCACTTGCTCTATCCATGGACTTCTTGCCACCTTGAGCACCCTTTGAATGGTGGTGACAGTAGATGACTGAACACCCTAGTTCTGTCGCTACCTTGTCAAATTGATTCGTGAAGTGAGCCATCTGATCCGCACTATTCTCGTCCCCTGTTAGAACCTTATAGATTGGGTCGATGATTACAGCAATATAGCCTTTCTTGTGGGCTCTTCGAATGAGCTTTGGTGCAAGCTTGTCCATTGGGACGGTCTTTCCACGTAAGTTCCAAATATCAATGTTTGATACGTTTCGAGGCTCGATGCCCATTGCCGCATATACATCCTTGAATCGGTGCAAGCATGAGGCTCTGTCAAGCTCGAGATTCACATATAGAATCTTCCCTTGCGTACATTCCCACCCGAACCATTTCGAGCCCTCAGCGATTGCAATCGACATATTGATGAGTCCGAATGACTTCCCAGCTTTCGAAGGTCCCGCAATCAACATCTTGTGACCTTGTCTGAGTACGCCTTTGATAAGTTCTGGAGCAAGCTCGGGCATATTGTCCCAAGTCTCACTCAGTCCTTCAGGATCCGGCAAATCATCGTTTAAATCTTCGATGTATTGATACCAATCGTCCCAAGACTTGTGACCGATGTTTGTGTCAATGATGAATTGTTTCTTGCCATCTCTAATGAATCCCGGGAGACGACTCAAGCGACTTGGATTCTTGTTTTGTTCGTCTACATTGAGACCGTTCTTTTTACAAATTTTGTATAAATAATCAACACGTTTCTTGTATTCTTCTTTGTTTGCTGCTTCGATTCGAACGATTGCATGGATGGACTTGCCACCGCTGTACACGAGTGTTGCAATTGGAAGTTCAAGCTCTCGCATGATTGCGTTCTGCTTTTCTAAATCCATGTTGTCCGATTCCACAAGAGCGTAGCGATAACTTACGACATTATCGTTCTTGACTCCTTGCCCGTCCATGGGATTGAATCGAACCCATGCTCCTGCTTTCTCGTTGTAATCACCTAAGACCTTCCCGATGTCTCCACCACATCGTTCTAGCTCGTCAATGAGCTTCCCTGCGGTTCTATCGTATGAACCACGATGTGGAAGATACTTCTCAATCTCGCCCGTCTCAGCGTTCGTCTTAGCGTATGATTGAGTGGAATATGCCACGATGTCATCTGATTGGAATAATGTATCCAAGTATCGAATAATCTCTTGCACAGGATTCCAATTCTTTGGTTCA